AAATCATTGTTCTCAATGACAACTCTGAGTCTTACATCACAGAGTATGGCACTCTAACAACAGGAAGTGGTATTGGCACCATTGGTGCTCTGATGACAGCAACTGAGACACATCTTCAGTATACTCCTCCTGCTAGCGTAGATACTCAAGTTCGTGTCTATCAACATGCAGTTCAGTTGGTTGATGTAGACAATACTCTTGATAATGAAATTGATCTCAATAATGCTTCTATCACTGCTGGTTTTGGTTTCTATGAAGGAACTGCTAAGGATGTTAGAAGAGCATTCTCATTAACTCATAAAGGACAACCCATCTTCCAAAGAAACTTTGATGGAAGTGATACTTCAATTATTGATATCACCAATAACACTATTAAAATTCCGGATCACTTCTACGTAAGTGGAGAACCAGTTAATTATTCTGTTGGAATCTCCACTCATGTCCGTATTAATATTGAAAGTACTACATTCGCAGGTATTGGAAGCACATCAATTCTGCCTACAAATGCAAATGTTTATATCATTAAAGATACTGATGCAACAATAAGACTCGCATCTTCTGCTGAAAATGCACTTGCAAGCACACCCGTTGCAATCGGAATCACTGGAATTGGAATTGGAACATTCCACACATTTACTTCCAATAAGCAAAATACTAAGTGTCTGATTGCACTTGACAACTTTATTCAAGATCCAATCGTTTCAACTGCAGTTACTACAACTGTTAACAAAGAAGTAAAACTTGCCGACACACTTGTTGAAACAATCGGTGTTACATCATTCTTTGCTGCAGATCTAATTCAGATTGAAGCAGAGATTATGAAAATCAACACTGTTGGTTTTGGAACAACTAATGCTATCTTAGTAGATCGTGGTTGGATGGGCACTGGAATTACAACTCACCCTGTTGGTGTTGCTGTAACTAAGGTTGATGGTGCTTACAATATTGTTGATAATATTATCAATTTCTATACTGCACCTCAAGGGCCTACTCCTCTGAGTTCAATCACTAATCCTCCGGACGAAAGAGATTTTACTGGAATTACAACATTCTCCAAATTCCAGGGTAGAACATTCCTGAGATCTGAGCAAACAGGTAGTTCAAATGATGCTTATCATACAAATTACATTTTTGATAGCATTTCCGATCAATTTGATGCAACTACTAAGACATTTACACTTAAATCAGAAAATGAAAATGTAGTTGGATTCTCAACTAACAATGCTGTTGTTCTTGTCAATGGTATATTCCAAGGGCCTACTGGACAACTGAGTGTTGATCAAGATTACTCTTTAAGTGAAGGTAGTGGTATCAGTAGTATTACATTTGCTGGAGCTGCGACATCAATTGCTTATGATCCTAATAATGCTAGCATACCTGTCGGTGGCATTATCGTATCTGTAGGATCAACTGCTGGACTTGGATATCAACCTCTCGTATCTGCTGGTGGTACTGCTGTTGTATCAGCTGGTGGTTCAATTACATCAATTGCAATCGGCAGAACTGGTTCTGGTTATAGACAAGGATCACAAACTGTAAATGTTGGTGTTTATACTTCCTCTACAGGAAGAACTGGAATTGAGTTCATTGGTACTGCTGCTGTTAGCAATGGACACATTGTTAGTGTTGCTATTACAAATCCAGGATCTGGATATCAAGTTGGATCAGAACCTGTGGTTGTGTTTGATGCTCCTCTGTCGTACTCTAATATTCCTTTAGTATATTCTGATGAATCGCCAGTAGAAGGCAATGGAACTGAAGCAACCATTGATATCGTTGTTGGACAAGGATCAAGTGTAATTGACTTTGAAATTAGAAACTTTGGATATCGCTATGGACAAAAACAAGTCTTGACTGTGGCAACTGGTGGCGCTACAGGCATTCCAACTGATACAAATTACACATTTGATGAGTTCCAAATTACTGTCAATAAAGTTGATTCTGATTCATTCTCTGCTTGGCACTTTGGAGAACTTGAGCGTCTTGATAATATTGACACTGAATTTGATGGAGTTAGAAGACAATTCACAATTAAGAGAAACGGATCTCCTGTCACAGTAAGAGCAAGAGCAGGTTCTAATATTGATGTTAAGTCAACACTACTCATCTTTGTAAATGATATTCTTCAAGTTCCTGGTGAAGCATATGAGTTCAATGGAGGAAGTGTCATTAACTTCTCCGAACCACCTAAGGGAGTATCTGATGACGGATCTTACTCAGGCGATACCTGTAAGATTCTGTTCTATAAAGGAAGTGGAGATGTTGATGTAACCTTCCGTGATGTTCTTCCCACCTTAAAAGATGGTGATGATCTTAGTATCAGAGGCGACAATGATCTTGTTTCTGATTCTGTTGATCAAGGAGCAAGACTAATAACCGAAGTGCTTTCTACTGATACTGTAGAAACCAATCCTTATAGTGGAAGAGGAATTGATTCAAATCCTGATCACGCACGCACAGTAACTTGGTGTAAACAAACCGCTGACAAAGTTATCAACGGAAAGATTATTAGTAAAGCAAGAGAACTGAATGCTGCTCTGATTAATCCAAAAACTAACTTGATTCAATCAGTTAGTGCTGCATCCACTAACATGTATGTTGAAAGTGTCATCCCATTCTTCAATCCAGATGATGAAAATCAAACATCCAAGAATAAGCAAACTGTAAGCATTGTTTCGCAAAATAATCTTGTAGCGGCTGCTGCAACTGCTATTGTATCAATTGCAAACACTGTTGAGTCAATCGTCATTGGTTATGGTGGAACAGGTTATACCTCTGCTCCTTCTGTAACGATTGAAACACCAGTCGGACTTGGAACAACTGCAAGAGCAACTGCAACAGCAACTCTTACGGGTGATGCTGTTTCTTCTATTACGGTTTCCACACCAGGTGTAGGATACACTAGAACATCTGTTCCTCAGGTTCTGATTGAGGCACCTAAAGCAACTAGAGAAACTAATAGAACTACCTTGTATGAGGGTGATTTTGGTGAAATTGTTGGATTGACTTCCACATCTGTTGGTGTTGCTTCCACAGGATTTGTAATGGATCTCTTCATTCCTGTTGATTCATTCTTACGCAACACAAAAGTTGTAGGTGCTGCAGTCACTTTAAGTGGTATTTCAGCAGGTGATTATTTCACTGTTAAGAATAGCAATGTTGGAAGCGGCGTGACATCTCTCTATCAATCGGGTAGCACATTAGGAGTTACAACTCAATTCCTTGATGCTGTCTATGAAGTTGCAGCAGTCTCTGTTGCTACAACCGCTGTTGCTGGTGTAGGTATCACTTATGTCAAGAGAGTGACAGTGAGTGTTGAAGATCTCGGTGATATCACTGGAATCGGACTTACAGAGTTCTACGGTGAGTTCTCTTGGGGCAAAATTACTCTCGGTGATAGAACAAATGCTACTGCATTTGACGCATACACCCTTAGAGGCACATCCGGTATCACAACCGGTGGTGTTGTGAGCAGAGTTGAACCTCTCAAACTTACAGGATTCTCTACAACATAACTGATAAATAAGTAAAAAACCACGCAAAAATGGCTGCGATTATAACTGATCAACTTCGTATTTTAAACGCAAAAGATTTTGTTGCTAGTGTAGCATCCACTAGCAACTCTTTCTATTCGTTTGTGGGACTTCCTAATCCTACTGATGTTGATGCAAGTTGGGATAGCAGTCCTCCAGATCCAAGGGATAACTTTGATGAGGAGAACAATTATTGGGACACAATGATTGCTCTTAAAAAGATTGATGCTGAAGATGTTAAGCAGGTGATTAGAAAAATCACTTGGCAGTCTGGCACAACATATGATATGTATCGTGCTGATGTGAAGGCAACAAGCCCTTCGCAACCATCAAATGCCACCACTTTATATGAAGCAAATTATTATGTGATGAACTCTGATTATAGAGTTTATATTTGTTTGCAAAATGGATCAAATCCTGAAAATCCAAGTGGAAGAGCATCTCTTGATGAACCCACTTTTACTGATTTAGAACCAAGAGAAGCAGGAACTAGTGGTGATGGATATGTATGGAAGTATCTTTATACCATCAAACCGGGAGATATTGTAAAGTTTGACTCTACAAACTTTATGCCAGTTCCAAAAGACTGGACTACAACCACAGAAGCTAATATTTCTGCAGTCAGAAATAACGCTGACACCAGTGGACAACTTAAAATTGTAAAAATTACTAATAGAGGTGTTGGTTTAGGAACTGCTAATAGAACTTACACTCAAGTTCCAATTAAAGGCGATGGAAACGGAGCAGAGTGTACTATCGCAATCAATAATAATTCAAATGTAGAGTCTGTTACAATTTCAAAGGGTGGTTCTGGATATACATTTGGAACTATCGATTTAGTAGCAGGTAATGTACCCACAGGAACAACAGCACCTGTCTTTGATGTAATCATTCCTCCACAAGGAGGACATGGTGCTGACATCTACAGAGAACTTGGAGCTAGAAACGCATTAATCTACTCTAGAATTGAGAACGACACCGAAAATCCTGATTTTATCACTGGAAACGAAATTGCAAGAGTTGGATTAGTTCAAAATCCAAAGGCATATAATACATCGTCAAATCTTTCACTTGATAAAGCTGCTGCTACCTACGCACTTAAATTAACAGGTGCTGGTTATAGTTCTGCAACCTTTACTGCAGATGCTTTTATTACTCAAACCGTTGGACTTGGTTCAACTGCTGTCGGTAGAGTCGTATCATACGATCAAACCACTGGAGTTCTTAAATATTGGCAAGATAGATCTACTGCAGGATTTAATACTGACGGAAGTAAGAATACGACTCCAGAATATGGGTTCAGAATGAACAGATTTACACCAAACATTACGGATGGTGGATCGTTCAATATCGTTGGTGGATCTGCGACTCTCGCTATTCAAACTTCATTTACGGGTGTATCAACCGAAATAAATAGTCGTACTTATTACCTAGGGCAGTCCTTTACTGAGGGTGCTGCTCAGCCTGAAGTTGAAAAATATACGGGTAATATCATTTACGTAGATAATAGGCCGTCTATTACAAGATCGTCCAGTCAAAAAGAAGATATCAAAATTATCTTGCAGTTCTAAGGAATTATGTCACAGGAAACCAATCTCAACGTCGCCCCTTATTTTGACGACTTTGATCCTCAGAAGGATTATTACAAGGTTTTATTCAAACCAGGTTATCCAGTGCAGGCAAGAGAGTTAACCTCTCTTCAATCTATCCTGCAAAATCAGGTTGAGAAGTTTGGACAGCACTTTTTTAAAGAAGGTGCTAAGGTAATTCCTGGAAACACAACATATTCGACTAATTATGAATGTGTTGTATTAGAAAACGCATACTTAGGGGTTCCTCTTTTTGATTACATTGATCAATTAGTAGGGGCGCAAATAACAGGACAAGATTCTGGCGTCACCGCCATTGTTGATAACTATATTTTAGAATCAGAGTCTACTAGAGGACAAGTAACTCTGTATTTAAATTATTCTGGATCTGGTACAAACAATCAAGAGTCAGTTTTTAGAAACGGTGAACTTCTGACTGCAAATGTAAATATTTCTACTGCCAACACTCTTATTGGTGAAGGTGTTCCTTTTGCTTCCACTGTTCAGCAAGATGCAACTGCAACAGGTTCTGCATTCTTTATCAGCAATGGTGTATATTTTGGTAAGGGAACATTTTTAAATGTTAGTGAGCAAAAATTAGTATTAGATCAATATTCTAACACTCCAAGTTATAGAATTGGATTGTTGATTGAAGAAACGATCGTTAATTCTGATTTAGATCCTTCACTGACTGACAATTCAGCAGGATTTAACAATTTTGGATCTCCAGGTGCTGATAGACTTAAGATTGTCGCATCACTTCAAAGAAAAGATTTAAACGATTTTGACGATAGCAGTTTTGTTGAACTTGCTACAGTAATCAATGGCACTCTTCGTGAAAGAAATACTAGTGATTACTCATTTATAACAGATGAACTAGCAAGAAGAACTTATGCAGAATCTGGTGATTATTATGTCAAATCTTTTGGTATTAATGTAAAAGAGTCTTTAAATGATCGAGAAGGAAATAGAGGATTATTCAATGCAAATCAAACAACATATTCTGGATCTACACCATCTGATGATTTAGCAATTTATCAGATTTCTCCGGGTAGAGCGTTTGTAAAAGGATATGACGTAGAGACAACTGCTCCTTCATTCCTTGATGTTCCTAAGCCTAGAACAACAAAAACTCTTAAGGCACAACAGATCAATTATGAGACGGGTGAGACACTCAAACTCAATAGAGTTCACGGTTCTCCAACCATAGGTATTGGTAATACTTATGTA